ATACGGATTTTGCCCCGCCCGGAACAGGCGGAGCCGACGGAGATTCCGTCTGAAGAATCAAACGCCGGTGTTGCGGTGATCTCCTGAACGTAGTTCCCGTCAAGCTCTGTCTGCCCGTTAAAAATCACCTTTGCCTTGATTTCGCGGCCATAATCCGCAAAAGCGGCGTGAAACGCGGTGGAGACATTGTACATGGCGTCACCTCTCCACGAAGTTCATGGACAGCCCGCCCCACAGCCATTTCCCATCGGTTTCGGGCCGCATGATCGGCGATGACCGGTCGCCTACGTAGCACATCATAGTGCGGTCGGTGCCGGTCATCGCGTCGGGGTATGTAAGGCTGAAAAACACATCGTCCACGGCTTGCAAAAGCTTGGCCATTTCAGCAGAGACGAGTGGCCGCCAGGAGCATTCCAGCTTGCGCTTCACGGCCACGCGGTCGCGGAACATATCGCCGTTCTGGTTTCTGCCGGTCCCATCTGCGTCTAGGTCGGAAATGTTCCATTTCAGTTCATCCGGGGCCGGGAGAGATACCACCGCCCCGGATTTCTTTGTTACCTTAAGTACTTCCATGCGTCACCTCACGTCAGCAGCGGGCTTTTGCCGTTCATGCGCACCTGGGAGTTGTTTTCCCGCACCATCTGCCGGAACATCTCCTTGCCGTCCATTTGGACAATGATGGTAATGGGCCGGTCGCTGCCTTGCCCTAGCACCTCCGCAACGGCCTGTTTGATGGTGTCCAGGGGGGCCTCAATGTTGGTTCCGTGCTTCTGGTCGCCCAGTACGGCCATAAACTCGCGGTTAGGCGGGATGACCGCACCCTGGGCCAGTTTGGGGATTTGAAGTTCGTTGATTTTCGGGATGTTGACGCCAATATGCTTGCCACCAAGCCCCGGCACCCAGCCTGGGACTGTGAAGCTGATTTTATTCGCCTTGTCGATCAGCCAGTTCAATGCACGGATAATTGCATTGATGGCTGATGCCCACGTCCCCTTGATGGCTGTTGATATGCCGTCAAAGATATCTTTGATACCCTCCCACGCTTTGTCCCAGTCGCTCGTAAACGCACCGGAGAGGAATTTAACGATTCCCGTGAATATCTTCTTAATGGCTGCCATGGCGTTGCCGATAAAATCCTTGATGAAAGTGAATGCTCCCGTGACCGAGCTTTTGATGAACTCGATGATCCCATGGAGCTTCCCGCCAGTCTTCTCATCCAGCCAATCCAAGAACGACAGGAACATGTTTTTGAGCGCATCCACAATGGAAAACAGAACGTTTTGCAAGCCCTTGAAGATTTTTTCGATGCCGCCGATGGCACGGTCAATATCCCCGGTGAAAATACCCGCGAAGAAGGCCACAAACCCATCCAGCATGGTTTTGATTCCGTCGACGAACTGCTCTGTATCGCCGTAGGCGTTCACCACAGCCACAAGCAGGGAGGCGATTGCGGCAATCAGGAGCGGAATCCAGGACCCTGTGAGCACAGCAATTCCCAAGCCACCAATCATCAGACCGGCGACGCTCATCAGCGTGTTTTCCAGGTTCATGCCGTCCTCCATCATGTCGTGCAATGCAGCGACCAGCAGGGCCGCCCCGGATACTACCAGTCCAATGCCAGCGCCCACCTTGCCAAACGCAAGAGCGAGGCCTCCGGCAAGTGCCGCTGCGCCCGCAAGAGATCCGAGTAAGTTTTTCCAGTTAACGCCGTCGTTCCATGCGTCAGACAGGCTTTCCCACAAAATGATTAAACCGCCAACAGCAATGAGAATGCCGCCGAGTTTTGTTAAAATCTTTCCCAACGTTCCGGGGAGAGAGCTGCCAAGTTTCCACAGGGCCAACCCTGCGGCAATTAGCATGACCGCATCAGCAATTTTCTTGAGCTTGTCGTTGATCTCGTCCATGTAGCTAAAGTCAGGCGTGATCGCGTCAGCGGATGCACCGCCGCCCGCGTTATCCGCGGTATCGGTGGAAATCTGGTTGATCTCATCAAACGCCGCAAGCTGTCCAGCAGCTTTTTTTGCTGCATTTCCGGTTCCCTTTAAAGCATTTGTTTGCTTATTAAGAGCCTTTGCGGAATCTGCTGTTGCTTTGACGCTCTTGCCAGAAATAAGCGCCACAAGGCGCGTGATCTGCAAGACTACTGCCGTAATTACTTTTACAAGCAGTGTAAAGGCGGGGACAATTACGCTTACAAGAGGCTGTGCCAGTGTCAAAAGCGCTCCTTTAAGCTGCGCAATGGATTCTCTTGCATCGGAGTTTACCATTACGACATTTTTTGCCCAGTCGCGCACTTTTGTTAATGCTTGGGTAATAACCGTAAAAACAAGGGCACTGCGGACAACAGATTTTACTCGCTGTCCAAAAACTTTCATGGAATCTGCCGCCGCTTCGGTTGCGTTGCGCAGTCCAGCACCTTTGGATCGTCCATCGATTTGTCGTGATAATTCAACCGCCTGCGTTTTCGCGTCGGAAATCTTATCGCCGGTTTTGTTGAGCTTTTCGTTGAGCTTGTCAATGCTATTTGCAGTTTTGTTGAATTCGCTTTGCAGCATTCGCACGCGCTCGGCCTGCTCGGACACGTCGATTTTTTCATACGTGCCTTTTGGCGCTGTGCGCATATCGGCAAGCACCTGTTTTGCCGCATCCAGCTCTGCGCCGATGTTGCGCAGCCGGTCTTCCATCGGCGTTTTTTGGGCGCCGAGCCGGTTAAATTCCTTTTGCAGGGATTCGATGTTGCTTTTTACTTTGTTCAGCTCCTGATGGAGTTTTTTATCGCTAATAGTCGCTTCGAATACGATTTCACCGTCAGCCAAAAAATCACCTCCGTATTATGGGCTTTTGTTGGCGTTTTTGCCTAACCACACATTGATGGTATTGGTCTCTTCCTCGGCCAGCGTCCGCTTTAAGTCAATAATGCGCCGATTTTCGCGGTAAAACTCACGGTCGGCTTTGTCAAGTGTTTTCCCTTTGGCCTTTAGACTTCGGATGCGGACGATATTCGCAAACAGACAATCTCCCAGCTCGTAGTACGCCGAAACGAAAGACCACCAGTGGAAATAGGACATTGCCCGCACTTCCCGCCCAACAACACGATTGATGGGGGAAACGATGTATTGAAAATCCTGCTCCCAGTCCATCAATTTAGGTCGCTTGCGATTATCGCCCTCGTCACCGCAGTCGAGAAACCATGTCATCTGCTTCATGGCTTCTGGAATGTGCTCATCTGGCATTTTTAAGAAGTCCGGATAAAAGATATCCAGAGCCGCAAGCGCTTTCTGCTCGTTGGTCAGATCGGCCGCAGCAAATACCGCCAGCACGTCCAGTGCCGCGCGATAGTCCGAGCGAATTTCATAGTCAACGCCGCAGACGTTCAGCGACGTTGGAAGATCGTACATCATTTACGGTATTTCTGTGTATACTTGCGGATTTTCTCATCGGCAAGCGCCTGTTCGCGCTTTACTGCCTCGTCAAACTGTTCGATAATGGCGGTCATAAAGTTCTGCCAAACCGGCGCACCGTTGGCCGCGGAATAGGCGTTGACGCTGCCAAAAAGCGTATCGGCAATGTCCTGCCCGAACAGGTCATTGATGATGCTGCGCATTTCCTTGTCAAGAGAATCAACCATGTCGAAAAGCTCATCATTGGGGATATCCTTTTCAAGCGTCTTTGCGCGGGTCTCCTGCTTCTTGCGCAGATCATCAAACGTTTTGTATGCTTTCTTTGCGAAGTTGACATCCGCAGGGTTAAAGTACACCGTTACAACGCCGTTTACGCCGCGAATGGTATATTCCTTTACACCGGAATCAAAAGTGAGTTCCATATATTCCTCCAAAATGAGGGCTGACAGACGCCAGCCCTCTATTTGTTATTCGCCCTCGGTAAAAGTGACCGTATTGCCAGAGACAGCGGCGGTGCCGACCGTGCGCGTGCCGCCAAGCGTCACGTCGATAGGCATACCGACAAAGCCGCCGCCCTCGCCGCCGAGGGAAGAAGGCTTAACCATGCAGGACGAATAACGCTCCGCAAATACCGCAGTCTTTGCCGTGCCTGCATAAGCATGGACAATCAGCACGTCCTGATTCGCCAGCGCCGCCGCGTTCTGCTCCTTGACCGCAAGGTTCCAAACCTTGACGATGGCAGGGTCGCCAGCGTCCAGATTAGACGGGTCAAAGGTCTGCGTGATAATGGGTTTCTTCATGGTCGTGCGCGTCGTTCCAAGAATATCTTTCGAGGAATCCTCCTGCCAATCATATTCCATGCTGGAATCCGTGACGCGCGTACCGAGGGGAGACCACGTAGGGGTTCCAGTTTCGCCCGTGTTGAGATACGCAATCAGAAGTTCGCGGTCTACGGTCTGCCCCGCCGTGGTGTTAAAGGTCATATCAGCCATTTTTAATCACCTCGTAGTTCATTTTCATAAGGATTTGATGATCCTCGTCACCGTTTTCATACACGGCAAAAAGAGAGGATCGCGTTGTAGGCTCAATACGGATGACGCGGCGACCGTCGCCAATGTCAGGCGGCGTTTCGCTTGTTGCCCAATCGCCCAAGGCGTTAAGCAGCTCGTCAGCTTTGAGCCGTTTGTCGTTGCTATTCCCCGGTTTCATGCGGTAAATAACCTTGAATTGGTATTCCGCCTGATATCCGCCGAGGATGTATTTCCTGACGATATACGCCGCCTGAATCGTGGACAGCGCCATCGCCGGAGTATCGGCGGGAAGAAATTCGAACCGGATTAAATCAACCGGCTTGTCAGGGAACGTGTTTAACCACGCAAGCAACTTTCGGGAGACTTGATCCTCTTCCGCTGCCGATACCGTTTTTTTAACCTGCTCCGTCTTTTTAACCTGTTCCGTACTTCTTCACCGCCTTTTCTGCTACACGCAACCACTTATCGAGGTTCTGCGCTTTTGATGCTTCACACCAATGGGCTTGTGCCTGTGGATGCGCCGTGTGGTTGAACACTAAATTGCGGTCAGTCACGACCTTTGTACCGCCTTTTGGCGCGTATGTGCTGCCGGTATTCGGGTCAACCATGACTTTCCCGTAATACAAGAATCTCGCGTAAGGGCCGGGGTAGATGATGTCGTTGCCAACTACCCTTGTGCGCTGCGTTAACGAGCCTGTGAGCATCGGCACAAAAGGCTGAGTATCTTTCTCCATCTGCTCGGCTAAAACGTGTTCAGCGCGCGCACAAGCCTTTGCAACGGCAGTTCTTACAGCGTCCATTCCATCGGTATGCACGGAAAACTTGATGCCCATTACGCACCTCCAACTTCCCAGTGTTGCATATCGGGGCTACCGTAGTCCATCGCATCAACCTTGGTCACGTTGTAGCAATCGTCATGGCTCAGTACGACGGTCATGTTGTCCGAAACGAATTCGCCCTTTACAAAGCACGTCATGCCGCCGTTGCCATTGTATGAGAGCGTCCACAGTCCAGACTTATCCGCCGCTTTGAAAAACGATTGCGGCCCGATGTAAGTTTTCGGCTTCCCTGTTACCCCGTCCACCGCTTTCACGGAAAACGGGATATACAGATTTACAGCGTCGGCACTTTCAAGGCCGCTTTCGCGCACGTTGACCGCCTTGCTGGCCTGCAGCATAACCCCGCGCAGGATTGTGGTATAAACTTTCTCGACCTCGTCAAGCGTTGTCGGGTCGATCTCCTGCACGACGTTGTAAATTGTTACAGTGTGGGGAGCGTACATCTATACACACCTCCGCGATACAGCAGCCCGGTATGGGCAAGGTATTCCATGCACGTTTCCGCAAGCAGTTTCCTTACCCCGTCCGTCGTATTGAGTGCAGACAGGGCGGATTCCCCGCCCGTTGCAAGTGTTCTGGAATAGCTGCCTACTGTTTCGCTTTTGACTTCCGCGTCATTTTCCGCAGCGTTTGCAAGGTTTTTCACGGCAAGCGTCTGCGCCGCTTCGATGACCGCATACTTGTCAACCAGCGCACAGCAGCACATCTTTACCGCGTCCAGATCGGCGTGGCCTTTAGCTTTGTTGCGCGTGTAGTAATCGAGGAAAGAGCTGGCGCGGACAACAAGACGCGGGAAATCTTCCTCACTCACAGCGCCCATGTAAGTGCCGGAGTAGTATGTATAATCAGCGTATGTCATACGGGTCAGCTCCTTTCAGATCAGGCCGTGGCCTTCGGCTTAAGAACAATGCCGTTCAGCGCGGCGGCTTTCAGCGTATTCTTAAGCACAACACCGGCCACAAGTTCGACTTCGCCAGTCTTGACCGCGCCGGGCGCGTTCATATCGGGCATATAGCTGGAAATGACGCTATTCCCAGTCGGGGAAATTCCGTGGAAGCCGTCAAGCCCGATGCTTACTGCGTAAATGCTGGAAGTACCGGCAACGGACGTGCTCGGCGTAGAAGTGCCGATAACGTCAACAGACGCAGAACCGTTGTAATACTTGCCCATATCCATAAGCGGAATACCGGCAAAGGTTTCCACAGTCTGACCGAAATCGTTCTTTGCGCGCTCGTAATAGCCAGCACGGCGAGCGGCGGCACGAACCTTAAGCAGCATATCGCCGTTCATCATCAGCATAGAGACATTGCCATCCACAGCGTGAACAAGCTGGTCAAGCTGATCGACAAAAGCGTTGCTGTTGCTGTCCAGCTTAGAAGCGTCGGACAGGTCAATATCGGTGGTAAACTCGTTGGAGCTACCGTCAAGCAGCTTGCGCAGGCCGTCAAAAGTGTTGACAACATAGCCGGAACCGGAAGATGCCGCAACACCGTTGATGACGGCATTGTGGAAGGTATTCCGAGTTGCCTTGATCTTTTCCGCCGCCTGGAACGCAAGCTCATCCACCGCGCCGGAAGTGTTCTGAAGAACCCGGTCGACCGCGAAGGAACCGCCCATGATGATGGCCTTTGCGGTCTTCTCAACGCGCTTGGCCTCGTTAGCGGTGTACTCGCTGTTGATAGCACGGACCGCAGCAGTGGAGGGGGTCTTGAGCTGAATGTACCCGTAGGTCAGGGTGGAACCGCCAGTGCCCGGAGAGATGGCGTTATCAAACACCAGTCTGTCCAGCAGCAGAGAACTACGGCGAAATTCGTCGACGATCATCTGGTCGACCTTGTCGGCCATGCCGACTTTAGCTTCAGCAAGAGTAATAGCCATGTGTAAAAATCTCCTTTATTTGTCGTATTTTTCGTGGAGCGCACTGGCTAAGGTTGTGGGCTTGTCTTCGTGCTGTCCACCTTCAAGAGAACCTTGCGTGTCAACACGCGCCCCCGATTTAACAAATGCGCTCGGGTCTTCGGACTTTGCTTTCTCAAGATACTTATCGAATCCATCCAAAGCACCGTCTTTCATTTCGAGCTTGCTGTCATTGATACCCGCGCGGAAAGCCTTTTCCGCAGACTTCGAGGAAAACTTCACGCCGCTGTCGGCAATTGCCTTATCAATGGCGCTCTGATAGTCGCGCTGGGCAAGCTGGGCTTTGTACGCTTCGGTTTCCTTGTCGTACTTACCCTGCAATTCATCCAATTTTTCTTGAATCTTCGCGGCGTCGCCATTGGTCTTTTTCAGCTCCGCGATGTCTTTATCACGGTCTGCAACCTGCTGCTCCAGCGCTTCCTTGTCCGCTTTCGCATCCTCTGCGGCTTTCTTGTGCTTCTCGATGTCCTTGCCGTTCATGGCAAAGACCTTGTCCGCCTGCTCTTCCGTCAGGCCGATGTTCAACAGCTCTTCTTTCTTCATGTTCAACTCCTTACGGGATAGGCTTTTTAGGTCGTTGCCGTGACCGTCCCGCCTGCACTTTTAGGCTTGCAGATAGCCAATTTTTGTATAAAATCCGCAGCAGCGGCTTTTATCGCTCACAACGCGCCCACCTGCTCCCACGCTCTGTGGATTTTCGGACCTTGCCACGCAAACCAATCCACAAGTTCTTCGTTCTTGCACCACGCGCCATCAAAAACCAGCCCACTATCAGTAAGTCCGCTTTCACTAAGAAACGCGTGAACGATTTCATGGCGCAAAGTCTGCAATTGCGCGATTTCCGCTGTTTTCTGCGGCTCGTGCTCCCATCCCTTGTAGGTGGTCATATCGCAAACAACGATTTGTTTTTGCAGATGGTCACAATAGCCATCAATGCCCCTACGCTCAAACGCCTCGTCGGCGGTATATTTCTTTATAATAATTTCGTAATCGGTGCCTAATATGCCAACTTTCATGCTATCCTCCAATGTAAAAGAGCCAACCGGCTACAAAACATAGTCAGTTGGCTCTTCGTGCCACTTCCGCGCGCCCAATTGCGCTGCGGGAATGTTATTCAGTTTGGGTTATTATGTCATGCCACGCCCAGGAACAGCAAGCGAAATGTTTCTCTTCCCTTCGGCGTGATAAGCGTCTGTGCACCGCTCCAATTCGTCTTTTCATTCACCGATTCCTTGACTTCAAACAAGCCATCGTTCTTGTGCTCATACGGCAACAGTTTGCCCTTCTTGTCGCGGTAAATATATTTCTTTTCCAGCAGGAAAGAAACAAACTTCTTGGGCGGCACATCCAGTGCCTTTGCGGTCTCCCGGAAGTTCATCAGCGTGTTCCGCTCCACAAGCTGGTCGAAATAATCAGCTTTCGGAAGCATGATCTGATTTTCAACCGTCAGCGCGGAGATACGGGCGTCACGCTCGGCAAGCGTTTTCTGCGCCATCAGCAGCGCCGATGCCATCAGTTCCTGCGGGGTCATGTTCTCCTGCCCGTTGATGTACCCGCCGTGCTTGCGGATGCTGGGGATAACATCGCTCGTTACCCATCGTTTGAATTTCCGCGCCGTCGGCAGCTTAGAGCCAAGAACAAGCGCATAAAGGCCGCTTTCGTTGATGATAATCATTTCCTGCTGCCCGGAGGGGGTGTCCATTTTAGCTACCCCCCTATCTTCCGCGTCAACTCTTTCTCTTGCTGCCTTTGTTGCGTCCTTATACCCCAGCGCAGCCGCAACATCCTTGCCGACAAACCACGGCGCACCGTCGCACTCCATTGTGCGAATGTTCCCAAATTCGGGATTATTAAAAATCATCAGTTCGTTCATGCCATGTCCTCCTTCTTCACCGGGCGCATTTTGACCTCAAGTTCAAAGCAGCCCTCTTTTCCACAGAAAATATTCTTCACGATGTAGTCCCCAAACACTTCGACCATAACATCGTCATAGTCGGGTGCGCCGTTATGGAAAAGCGAATATGCGTTTCCGTTCACGGCAACATCAACTTCTTTGGGGTTGTTAATAAGCGTGCAGGCTTCTCTAACGGTTAGCATGGTAAAAATCTCCATTTCTCTTGATTTTCACCGAAGAGGAGGTTATAATAGATTTAACCTCTGCTTCGGTGGTGGTGAATTAGGGTGTTGGTGTGGTTTGTGAGGCCGCCAACGCCTTAATTTTTTGCCAAAAGCAGATGAACGCCCCGCCTAATTGCCTCTGTTTGGGTAATCCCGTGTTCTCGACAATAGGAAATAAGTTTTTCGTGCGTTTCCTTATCAAATCGGACTTTAATATTTATGTCCTTCGGGTTTTCTGACTTTGGCCGTCCTGTCCTCGGAGACATTTTTTCACCTCTTTTCGTGTTCCGATAAATCAAATATAATTCACGGAACACAAAAAGTCAAGAGATTTTTGAAATTATTTTTTCAGCTCTTCCGCCTTGATGATCTGCGCTTTGACGCTGCCATCCTTCATGCCCTTTAGCTGTACCCGCAGGCCGTTTTTTAGTGCCTGTTCAATGGCGGCTTTTAGCTTGTCATCAATCATCCAGCACCTCAATGCTTTCGATTTCTTCCGGATAAAAAACATTGATTTCTCCGCTATCCGCTTCTACTACCATGTTATCTTGGTCATCGTTGGATTCGAGTGCATCTAATACAGCAATTACCTTTCCCTCAAACGATTTCCCCGTTGCTGTCAAAATTTTTACACGGGGAAGTCGATTCGCATAATCCCAAATGTTTACCATTTATTTATTCTCCTTCGGCTCTGTCGGAACTACATGAGTGCCTTTTTTTGAATAGTAAATACCTGCTCGATTTGTTTTGTGATAAGCATTATTTTTATAATAACGGCCTATCGTCGCATCTGCATTTGCAAACTCTACAATTTTAAGCGCTCCATTTTTTTGTTTTTGAATAATGACCGCCCCCGTTCCCGAGCTGCTGTCTACAAACTCTTGCGCCTCTTGCATTGTGATTGTCATCACGCTTTGCGGAGTTTTTCCATTTGAGATTCTTTGCGCCTTATATCTTTCAAACTCCATTGTTCCTTCAATGTGTCGAGCTTGTACCTGTGGCCGGATTACTGTGGAAATCTCCCCGCTTGCAATTTTTTCTTTTAGTATAGCAATATTTTTTTCGTTTTGCAACGCCGCTTGTTCTGCTTCCGATTGGCGCTTTGCTTTTAATGCTTGCGCCGCCGCCTCGCTTTTTTCGTCGCCGTAAAGCACTTTTAGTCTCTCTCTCTGCTCCGGCAGCCCCGCCGCCTTGCTAAACTCCTTGTATTTGGCATTTAAACGCCGCAGCTTAATGTTTGCGGTGGTGGCGTCGCCGGTAAGCCCTGCGGCCTCATATGCGGTTTTAAGCCGCTTTTGCTTGCGTATGGTGCGCTCTATGCGGCGCTGCATCTGCGTGGCCTCATATGCAGTGTATTTCTTGCCGTCGTACTCGCAGCCAAGTCCGTCATCAATGTGCTGTAATTGCTCGTCTGTATAGGTGCGCTCCGACACGCCCTCCACCCAGGGATAGCGCCTATGGCGGCAGTTTGCGCCCTCCAGCCCGTCCACAGCGCCCAGTCCGCAAGCATCGTATATGCTTGGGTAAATATCGCCGGTGCGTATGCTGTAAACCTTGCCCTGCCACTCCTTATGCGATGACCACGGGGACAGGCCGGGTACATCACGCGCCCCGGCGTGGGCGGACACCTCATAATACGGGGTTTCTAAGTATTCCGCCGATTGCTCGGTATATTTGGCGCAAAGCTGGGAAACGCCCGTCATTACCGCCCTGCGGGCCGCTACATCGATAGAATCATGGTGGCCGCTCTCATAGTCAACCACCTTTAAGCCGCCGTCTGCAAGCTGCTTTACCGCCATCTTGATAGCCTGACTATAGTTGATCGCGCCGCTCTGCACCTGCATCGCCGCATTGTCAAGCGCCCATTGGTAAGCTTTGGCTGGGGGCAGCATCGTGCGCCCGTTGTCCACCAAAAAGCCCATCGACCGGGTTATGTTGCGCAAGTCCCGTTTGGTCTGCTGGTATATGGCCCAGGTGTCCTCGATGCTTACCAGCGTTTCCGGCTGAGTGATATGTGCAAGGTCAATGACGTTGGTGTAATACTTCTGATTGCGCTTCACAACGTCATTAAGCAAACTATTTAGCTTTTGTTTGCTAATCCCCGTTGTTTTGCTAATAGCGTCTTCGATGCTTTTTAGATTAACGCCATGCCCACGCAGTGCTTGGATATCTTGCACCGTAACTTCGTTAAGCTGCTCCGCGATTTTCAATCGGCTGCAAATCTCGTCAAGCAACGTGTTTTCGAGCGCCCGGAACAGTTCTGCCAGTTCTTCCGGCAGCACATCAAGGATATCCGGCTGAAACGGATATTTCATTCTTTTACCCATGACCCGTTTCTAAATTTATATCCGCGCTTTTTCAGTTCATCTTTTACTTGGTAAGTTTGCCCGGAAAATGAGGTGATTTTTTCGAAATTGATATTATGCGGAGAGCTGTTTACAAAGCCATGATCAAGCGTGTACGTGACATAATTGGTTTTGTTAGTCTTGGCAGTTTTATTGTAACTATCCGCTTGTGCATAAACCAACTCAACAGCGCCATGTCCTTTGTCAACCGCTTGCAATACCGTATCATCATATCTGCCACGCATAAAGCCGCGCCCCTCAATATAGCGCGTTTCCACTTTTAGAGGGGCTTCCTTGCCAAAAACAGAGCTTTTTTGATTTCTTTTTACTGCCGTCCCAAGTCCGCTTCCACCGCGTCCGCCCATTTTGCTTTCCTCCTGTCTACAATATCGTCGTAATGCGGCTTTACCCGTATCACGTTCCAGTCGCATTCTTCCGGCACTCTGCCGTAGAAGATCACCCATTTCGGGGATAGCCGTTTCATCATTTCCTCGTAGCCGCGCAGAAACAGCCGCTTGCTTTCCTTGTTCTTCTGTGTTCCTACCGAACTAACCGCAACTATCCCGCCAACCGGTTCCCCATCAAAGCACCAATCGTAACTGCTCTCGTCGCTCCATGAGATCGTTGGATAGACCGTCATGCCGTGCATTTGCCAGTATGCCGCCAGCCAGTGCTTGCGGTAGTGGTTGTATATCTGCATCGCAAGCGGCATATCTGTGTAGGTGGAGAAGTCAGGCGCGCACACCGCCGCAAACTGCAACAGCTTCGGAATGTACTTGTCCGGTGTGTTCCAGTGGCGGATAAACTGATAATCGTCCACAAAGAAGTGTACGATCTTGCTTTTCGTGTCTTTCGCGGTGTAATGGTAATTCACGGGGATAAACTCACCTTGTGGGTATGCCTTGACCGGCTCAATCTGCGGAATGTCGTACTTGCCCACGCCGGGGAATGTGAACTTGTCGAGATTTTCAAAGTTAATCATCTTATTTAAACCGAATTTGTTTTTGTTTTGTTATTCGTTTCCACTCACTCAAAACATATTCGTAGTTTTTGGCTGCATTTTTTAGGCTTGAACTTTTCTTTTCAACGAGCTTATTAAAAGCTACAGCATTACCATTTTTATAGATCACAGCTTCGATTGTGGTTCTAATTGGCTCTGTCGGCCTTGATACCTGTGTCGGTTCCCATCCGTTGTAAAAACGCACAGATACCCTTTCATTTCCGCGTTCAATTTCAGCAAACTGTGACCTTATCGCATTCCCGTTTGCTGTAAAATTTGCGTCAGAAATTTCCATGCTTTGCTTTTGCAGTTCTAATAGCATTCCTGAAATATTTTGCTTTCGCTGATTTTCCAAAAACTTTGCAAGGCTCATACCGCGCCCGCGCCCAGATTCTACGGCTCCAATGCCGCCACCGGCTCCACCTCTGCCGCCCATTACTCTACCTCCTGTTGTCCTTCGGTCGTCATTTCCTGCATCTTCGGCAACGCCGCTTTTGCGGTTGCCTCGTCCTCGTTCATCCACTTCATGCGGAACTCCCAGTCGTTCATAATGCCCGCCTGCAAGAGCTGCATATCGCGAGAAAAATCAGTCTGCTTATCCTCAATGATGCTGTCATCAAAGTCGATGGAGATTTCCACTCCCTCATTCAGACCAGCGTTCATAGCCGTGTTGCCCAACCGAAGCAGAATGCGGCACAGTTCCACAAGAGCCTGCTCGAGCACCATCTCATGCTTTTTGATCGTGCGGAACATGGTAGAGTTTTCGCTGATTACCTGTGTCGCCGTCGCAACACTGCCTCCGTCGAAACGGTAATAGGTCTCGCCGAAGCCGCACTTGCTGGAAAGGATGTTGAGCTGATCCTGAATGCCGGTGTTGTGCTCCGCCGTCCGCAGCGTCATGTCAATTGGCGTAATAACCGAACCGTCATTTACGTCCTCCGGAAGAACGTAAAACGCGACGTCGCTTGAATCAAATACCGGCTCTCCGTCAAGGTACTTCGCTGCAGATGGTTTCACCATAATGCGCTTTTTCCCGAGCTTGAACTCATTGACGTAGCTATCATAAGCAATATCCACGCCCTGCATTACGTCGATAGCATTTGCATACACCGAAACGCCGGTTGGAAGCAAATAGTTGAAGTTATTCGCAATGTTGGGTCGGTCAATGACAAATTGACGCTTATTGCTTCCGGTATGTACAACAGGGGGGATGCGCTCAAAGCCCTTAACATTGGTCAGCGCTTCGTCTGCAAGTTGCTCATTATCATACCGATAAATTCGGTTCTCAATGACGTATTCGCCGCCGTCCTCTTTGCGATGGATTTGCAGATAGAGGTAATCGCGCCCGCCCCTTGTAACTACAGAGGAAAACACGCACTCGCTGATATATCCATTCTGCCATGTCAGCGGATAGATATTTTCGATGGTCACATAGTCCAGCACAATGCCGGAGGCGTTGCCGGGTACGATATCGCCGCTCTCGTTGACCTCCTGCCCCACAACGCGGGGAATGTATGCCACCGTGCCAAGCGCGGACTTCATTTCCTGCATCTCGTTCGCCTTAACGGCAAAATTGTTCTCCGTCAAGATACGGTCAACAAATTCCTGTTCCTTATTCCCTTCAAGCGTTATCTGCACTTTTTCGTTCATGAGCAGATTCGCCCAATCCTCGCACAGTTTCTTTCCCATTCCAAGGGAATACCGCTTGCAGTTGACCATGCTTTCACCGTTACGGACGCGGTAATTGTGGAAGCCCTTTACATTTCCCTGATACCAGCTTTTCCACTCCGCAACCTTGCTGTAAAACGATTCGGGGATCGTGGTATAGCCAAGCTCGTTAAGTTTTAAGATAACTGCATTGCTCATATCATGCTACCCCAATATCTTAATTCTCCGTCTTTTCTCGCTTCCGCAGCCTCTGCCAATGTATTAAACACCCCCAGATGTATTTTTTTGCCGTCAACGTAAATCGTGGCTCTATATTTCCCATTCTCCATATGAACCCCGTTTACTCCCGTTTTGTTTATCTTTTCAATTCTTTTGTTTCTTGCCTGTTGTGTGTACGTTGCCCACCTGCAATTATCAGGCGTATAATCCCCGTTCACAGAAATCCTGTCAATTGTCAGATTATCGTCATATCCATTTTCGAGTGCCCATTTGATAAACGCAATTGAAGAATTGTTCCACTCGCAACACACGCAAACCCCGCGGCCGCCATAAGCCGCATAATCTTTGTCGTTTGGGTTATTGCAGCGTTGCCGTAACCCTTGCCATATTTTATAAATCCTTGGGTACCTCTTTTTAATGCCAAGTTTACGCAATTACGCCCATCCTCCTATACAGCGGTTCCAGACCATACCGCGCAGCAGAAATGCAGTGGTCATTTGCGTCTGGGTAGCCGCTAATAATATCGCCATCTTTATTGCGCTCATACTCATAGCTCACAAACTCATCGCAAGCGTGAGGCGTTCGCCGCCTGTCAATTACGATTTTTGCGCGCCGTGCAAGGTATTTCATTGAATAATCTAAAGATCCCGGCCCTTTTACCGCGCCTTTTGCGGGCAGGCCCATTGCCCGGAAATCTGCAACGCTTTTAGGCTCCGCACTATCGCAAATAATGTAAGCGTCTGTATACCCTTTATTGAGTATCCATTGCGCGGTTTCTGCATTGCTTTTCTTGTGGCAATAATATTCATCAAGAAAATACAGCGTGTTCCGTGCGCTGTCATACGCCATACGCAAAAAAGCAAATGCATCTGGGTAATACCCAAAGTCAACGCCCTGATAAATGCGGTCAAAATGCGACATCTCCTCGTCTGTGATCTCCCGCAGCTCCAGGTTGTCAAACACATTGCCGCCCGTACCCACAGGAATACCTAAATACTCATGCTGATACGCACGCTCGTCCGTCTCTTTCAGATGTTCCGCTTCTGCAAGAAACTGTTCTCCCAGCCACTCAGGCGGCGCTTGCAGATACGTTGACTTGTGGCAAAGGCGGTCGGCGCGTTCCTCCAAGCTGTCTTTGTTCGCCCAGTTGTCGCGCGAAATCGGTGGGTTATAACTTTCAAAATTCCAGAACACAGAGCCGCCGCGCATAGTCGACTGCAAAATGTTTCGGATTTCTGCACGTCCGGCAAACTGGTCTTTTTCCTCAAAGTGCGTCACGGCAATATAGCCAAACGGGACTTTGATAGACTTGATCTTCATGGGGTCATCAGCGCCGCGAAACATGATCTTCTGGCCGGTAGGCTTATAAATCAGCTCCATCGGGGAAACCTTGGCTTCCCAATACTGAGCCGCCCCCAGTTCTCCGATTGCCCAAATGTACTGAGCGTACACACTATCTCGGATAGTATTTGCTACTTTACGCAGTACCAGCGCATGGCAATTTCTGTTCTTTTTCTGCATTAGAAGCAGCGGGACAAAAAGCGAAACCGTTGAGGATTTCAGCGAACCGCGCCCGCCGCTAAAATCGTAGTGCGTGTGTCCGTGCCGAAATACATCTCGCGCGACCCCATAGAATACCGGCGCGATCTTTTGTGAAAGAAGAATCTTAGACATCAATAATCACGGTCACGCCGTCATTGCTATTGTCCCCCGCTTTTTCCTGCACCATCGCCCACTTGTCGATCAGCGTCCCCATCGCCGTTGTGATCTGGCTGAGATTCGCCGCCGCCAGCTTCTCCGGGTCGTTGAGCATTTCAAGTCCCTTGCCGATGAACGAACACACAAGGTCTTTGTGGTCGTTCATGTACTCCATCACATCGGCGGTGTTCTCTTCCTTTTTTTGCTCGCACTTTTCCACAATGTCGGCATTCGCCCGCACAAGGTTCTTGACCGTCGTTGCGGATACGCCGTTGATTTTCGCTGTGGCGCAATAGTTGTTCATCTGCACATAGTCCGCCAGTATTTTCTTTTTCTGCCGGTCTGTCAGACGCGCAGCCATTGTCACCACCTCGCACTTTTATTCTTCCATAAACCAAATGCCCTTTGGATGCAAAAAATCACCGCAAGCCACGTTTCTGTCTAAAATATCCGATACGTCAATGCTCGGGAAATATGACGCAACAAGTTTTTTAACGCGCTCCTTTAGCTCGTCAATGTTATCCTGCTGAATTTCAACGGTGTAATACGAAGAGACGGCGATAAATGCGTCTTCCTCAGTTTTGCATTTCTTTAATTTCCGCTCTATGATCTCAACAGCAAAGTTGCCTGTCCCACCGCACGGCTCCAAAAAGGTTTTCTCAATGTCGAAAGCGTGCCCGCCGTTTTCTTCGTCCAGCATATCGCACATCTTTTTCACCAGCCACGCCGGTGTAAACACTTCGGCAAACTTCTTAACCCGTTCTTTGCTCTTGATTAGAGGCTCGTTCTTCGTATTCACAGGCATACTCTGCTTCCCATCTTTTGATGTATTCTTGCCGGTGCTGTACGCAGTATTGATAAGCAGCAATGGCTTTTGGCGTGTCAGATGTGGGTGGATAAATATGGCGCGGGCCTTTAGCTTTTCTCCCAAGCCACGCTGCTTTACACGCATTGTCGTAGCAGCCTTGGCAAGTTCTATGCCCTTCGATATATGGATGTTGCCCGCAAATGGCGCATAGACCGTTTTCGTAGTATTCGTTTTTAGGGACAGAGTGTTTTTGCCAAGTTCTTTTCTTTGCCCCCATATTGGGGTTTATTTCGAGTGGGTGCCCACGTCTTTTTTCGAGGCATTCGGCACAATGGCGCTTTCCAACCATCGTATAGGCATCTTCTTTCCCGCACTCTGTACAAACGTGATGCGCGGCAAACCATTCTCGGCGTTCGCGCATATATTCCCGGTGATATGCCCGTCGATCTTCAATGTTTGCATACGCCATATGCCACATCCTCTTTGCTACCAGCCCCCGCCCCTTGGCCTCACATAGCAGACTTTACCCGCCCCGAAGGGCAACAACGCCGCACTCAAGACAGCGGCACTCCTCTTTTGGCACAAGCGGCTGGAGTCGAACCAGCACATACGGGAGTCAAAGTCCCGTGCCTTACCTTTTGGCTACACCAGCATAAAAACAGACACCCGCGAGATATCCCGTGAGTGTCTGCATGCCGGTAACGCTCTTGCGAGGCCGCTTGCGCGGAAGCACCAATTACCGGCTGTGCCTTAACCTATGGAGGGAAGAAAGAGGAGAAAAATGAAATTTCGGGTTGTGGGCTGACTGGTTCCACTCTCCGATGATACTATTTTAGCACGTTTTTATGTGCCTAATGGGCCAACTTTTAGGAAACCAGGCCCAAATAATCTGCTACGTGCCACAAAAATGCAGCTTTGCGGCGCTTCATGGTCCTCTCGCTGAATCCGCATCCGTCCATGATTCTAAGCGGGTATCTGTCCCGGTTCTCGCAATTCCGCATGATCACCCATACCAGCTTGCGCCGCACGTTCTCGTTGGCAATGTCCCTGCCTACGTTGTCCATTGCGTATTCCACGGCCCGCATTTTCTTCGTCTCCGGCCAGTTCTCTATGGTTTCCAGCCGTTCCGCCTTGCGCTCGGCTATCCTGCTGTTACCGGGGCTATGCGGCATACCAGACATGGCAAATGATGATGCTTCCAGCACTTCTTCTCGGGCCGCATTGTACGCGCGGACCCGGCGGGGATAGCCCCTGACGTAGGCGATACACTCCATGCGGATATCGTAGGGGAGCGAGTATTTGTTGCTCATGTAGCACCTCCAGGAGTGTCATAGAACCCCTCCGGTTCCGTGCCCTTTATAATCAACGTGTTTGGTCTGTTTCCCTGATACACCGTCACGTCCCGCCCAAACACATACGCCTTGGCGAACGTATGGCGGAATGGTTTCACGGCGCCATGTACATGAATTTTCAAGCACGCGCCGCAAAAGGAACCATCAGAGCTCGCTACAAAGTGCTCTTCCACATCCGCAATAGCAAGCTTGGGCTCTTCGCACAAGATTATTGGGACCCCTCTGTAAACGTTCATCGTACCTCCTATTCCAGCGCCGTACTCTTTGAGCATCTGCCGGATATCTGCCCAGGTAACATACCCTTCTGCCACGCACTGAGCGGCGTGGTTCAAGCAGACTTCCCAAATCCTCGCAGCTGTGCTTGCAATCCCTGCACCGCACCACCGGCACTGCATCCACGGTGGGGCAATATATTTCGCTATGTGGATGGCCTCCGTAAACCCCTCTGCTAAAGTGTCAAGGTGCTTTTCCCCTTCCCATATCAGTTTTATCGTTTGTTTATATACCGTTTCAAGAGGTCTAAACCTGTTTCCATTGTATCGCTGCACCTCTTTGCTGCTGAACTGCCACGGCGGATCGGCATAAATAACGTTATATTTCTTGTCGGTAGTAAAAATATCCACAACTGCCATCACATTTCCCACCATTTGCACCCGTCACAGGCGCCCTCGTGTGCTTGTTTGAACTTCCCACAGTATTGGCATAGTTCGTTTTTCATGTCGTGCAATTCTTCTTTAAGCCGCAAAACCTTGTCTGTTTTCGACACAGCCATGTCAAGCAATTCCTTGATGTCTCCCGGCGTCAGCCCTGTGTCCTCATAGGCGGCAAGGCGGTCTTGCAGCACACTGATCCACTCTTGTTCCGTGTATTTCTCCTCGTAATCTGACGCCATAAGAACCTCACCAGTTCTAAGTCTCTGTGTCAGTCGTTCCATCAGCTCGTCTCCTTCTCCCACCGGATTTTCATTTGTGCCGGGTATAGGTCAACCTCCGGTCTGCGCTTACCCGTCCAACGCAAGCCGCCAGCCTGTCCCACGCATTTCCACCCGCTGGCTTTCAGGCTTGTGCCACTTTCGCTGTCCAGTATGTAGGTCACAAGTCGTTTGTAGCCCATCGCCCGTGCCGCCCTCCAAGCGGCAGCGTATAGCATAGAGCAGGCATTGTGGGTGCCATCTGTGCATAGCCGGTTGACCTCCAGCGTCCATCCGTCGTCCAGATGCCGGCTCACCGGTCTGCCCACAATGGCAACGCCCACGATTTCCTTTCCGTCCGTGCAGCCGATGGAGAACTTGTGTCCCACCACTGGCTTATGATGCCGGTGGTGCTGCTCCACAAATGCGTTCGCCTCCTTGAGCGTCATCGGGCAAACCTCAAGGCTCATTTTTGCTCCTCCTTCACCGCCACAGCCTTTGCCAGCTGTGCCATGCCCTGCTTCATGTCCTCTATTTGCTTATCCCGCCGTGCAATGGCGTCCTTCAAACTGTCGTTGGCTTTCATCAGCGCCTCGATGTGCCGCTGCTGGTTCTCGATCAGGTCAGCGGCGGCCGGAGCCAATACTTCACGACACGGTTCACGGCTTATCTCGTTCATTGGGCAATCTTCTTCGCAGTCTCGCCCCGGTTTTGCACAGCACCGCAGCGCGGTCACGATCTCATCTCTTGTCATGTCATTACTCCTCTCGCATCTCCGCCCCATTGCTCCGCCATAGCTTTGGCGATGCCGGGAAAGGTCTTTGCGCGGTTTTTGGCCCTATCCGTGGTAAACATACCTTTATGCTGTTCCCCATGCTTATGACTATAGCTGCCGCTCGGACACCATGTTGCTGTCGGCTCAACAATATTGGTCGGTTTCAACGGCTGTACACCACGCTCCCACAGCAAGGTTTTTTTGCTGAACGGGTGTCCGTATTGATAGGGCTGTATGGCTTGGGTTGGTTCTGGATACTCAAACACTTTACTTGGTGTCGGATTTTCAATTATAACCTTGTCACAGTCGGCTGCCCATATTGCCAAAAACAACGCTTTGCCGCAAAGCCCTTCATAGTAGCGGCGAAGATTTAACCTGCCGCCTTTATACAAATGTCTTGCCCCGGCATTGCTCGTTTTGGTACACGGAGGGAAAGCGATAATCATATCCCATCGCCCCACATCATGCACCTGTCCGTCCATTGTGGTCACTTGCCCCCCCCTCTATGGCCTTTAGAGCATCGCCTAAAATGTGCCATTCCGGGTGACCGCCAGACGGCTCCTGTATGTCGCAGGAATACGCCTCATGCCCCAGCGCACGAAACGCAATACATACCACTTGGCTTTCCTCACACGCTATCAGAACTCTCATGTCCTAATCTCCAAACACCACGCCGCACTCGTCCTTCAGCATATCCTTGATGTGCTTTCGCTTGATGCGGCCTTCGTTGATCTCCTGCGTGATTTTCTCCAGACACTCGTACAGATACGCAATACTGTGGGTGTCGCGGCTGTCCGGTGTCTCCTCCTGGACGTGCCAGCCGCACTTGTCGATCAGTGCCATCGCCACCATGTCCATGCACTCCTGTGTGCCTCTGCGCTTGCCGTCCAGAAAAATCCGGTCGTCCCGGCTCAAATGCTGCTTTGCCATCACTCGCCCTCCTCCAGACGAACCACCTCGTAGCAGCCGTAGCTGCCGCCGTTGCGGATTGCCTTCCAAATCGCAAAACGAACATTCTGATGCTTCCGCCCGGACAGCTGCGCCAACTCCGCCGTGGTCGTACCCCACCATCGGGGCAGGCGGTACTTGTCCCGCGTCACGATCATGTACACCGTCATCCTCACACCTCCCGGATGGCGTATCCGTACCGGTTACGGAACAGCTTTGCTTTCATGGCGTACTCCCGCGTCCTCATCCCTTTCACGTCCTCCACTACCGGCAGCCAGTACCGCTGGCCGTAGCTGTCAGGAGCCGCTCTGCGCTCGTACACGAAGTCCGCAACGTAGTCGATACTTTTCACGCGGTCGCCCTCAAATGTCGTGTACGCCTCTTGCAAGCAGTACCGCACCTGCAATTTTAGCCCCCGTATCTCCCCGGCATTTTGCAGCAGCAACAAAGCGTCATAGCGCTCCGCCTCCTTCTTGCTGTCGAAAGTCAGCTTGCCGCGCCGCGTCTTCTGCGCCTTGTACTTTCCGGGCTTGCGCATCTTCTCCATGACCTGCTTCTGCGCCGCAGGCCCCAGCCGCATCAGATCA